GTGGAATCGCCAGTAAAAAAAACACCGCCTACCTTCTTCTTCACTAGATCCATCTCTTCGGGTAGTCGATCCTGCCTAGAGAAGTTACAGCGTTTACAGGCTGCTACTAGGTTATCTGGGTCATCTGAGCCGCCTCTAGCTACTGGGATTACGTGGTCGCACGTCGTTGCTTCTTGACCGCACCAGAAGCACGTCCAGCCATCGCGATTAAGTATCCGAATACGCAGCTTCTTCCATTGTGTAGAGTTGCTCTTACGTTGGCTATGTAATGTCATTAGTAGTAGCCCTTCTTCTCATGGAATGCCCACGCCTTGCAGCTTGTCGAATAACGTTTCTTCACGTATTTAAGCGTAGCGTCTATCTGGCGATAAGGATCTAGATCTCTGTAATGCTGTGATCTCATCTGGCCAAGTCCGAAGTGCGAACCGTTCTTCGCTAAATAGTTCCAGCGAGATTCCTTAGTGATGATCTTGTTAAAGCATTGAAATTCTTTATAGTCAAGAATCCTTGAATGTGCATAAAGCTTTAAGTGATCTATTGAATAGTTGCTCGCTGTTGCTTCTGGAATGCTCATTGTTAAAGCGAATGCCGTAATGGCATAGACCGCGCCCATTAGCTGCATTCGCCCTTGCGAGCTATACCGCACTACGGCTCGCTTCAAGCGATAACAGCGTAGCAAGGCTGTCAAGTAGCGAGCGTAATCTTGGGCGAGTCCCACAGGTTTACTAACACTGTGGATAACGTCTGTGGATAACTTCTTCATTCGTTTACTCCGATTAAGGCCACCGTCATCGTCGAGCAGACGCAACACTGGATCGTCTTAACGTTCTCTGGAAGATTATCTGTAATTACACGAATAAGTTGCTCTGTCTCCTTCTTGCAGACTCGGCATTTATAACGAAGCTTGTCCATAGTTAGATCCTTTCAAGTTCTCGATAGGCTGTAGATTCTTTTGATCTACCCAGTAAGTCGGCTGCCTAGCGTTCTTATACTTCGGCCTCTTGGCCATGGCTACAGGTATCCAGCCCGCTAACCTGTAATTAGGGCTAGTTCCCACGACCAGAATCGCTACGTCTGAATTGCGATCACTTTCGTAGATTATGAGCTGGCCAGTTTCGTAACGTGTCCACTTCACTTCTACGAAGCTTCCCACGTCGGCCGTCTTCTTGAATCGTGAAGCTCTAGGATCGAACTCCACGAAGCCCAAGAACCGAGCCACTAAGATCTCGGCCACTATTGACTCGGCTACTTGGGCGACGTAATCATGGAATCCTAGATGTCTGTCGTATCGGCTTTCGTGGTCTGGCTGTCCTTGGATCTGAGCGATACGTTCTAGAGCAACAGTGTGCGCTAGGACTTTATCCTCGATCGTAGGCTTTACTCTCATCTACACAACCCGCATAACCAGATTAACTTCTCGCGCCCTTGGCCCTTGGTATAACCGAACTTGTCAAACTTTACGAGCTTCTTACAGCTGTCGCATTGTTCGATCTTGTATTCGGCTATTACTTCGCCATCTTGATAAAGTCGTCCGATCATGGTCTGCGGATTAAGAATCTCCATGTATTTACTCATAGTTACACTTGTGGCTTCCACTTGCCATCGCTGGCTAGTACGTACCAAGATGGCGCGCACTGTGTGGCTTTAGTGCGTTCTGTGCAGAAGTACCCGCCCCAGTTCTTAGGCGCGCCTTCGTGGGCTTGCTTCCAGACTCGATGACCATGGCTGCACGTTGGAGCTTCTTTAACTAGCTCACCGCCCAGCTGCTTAGCGATCTCGTCCATCGACGATCCAAGACTAGGAATGCCGCTCTGCTCTGCTTCTGCCGCTGTCTTAAAGCTTGGCACGTCTCCGAACTTGACGGTCCATGGATCGTAATCGTCGGCTGTTGAATTAGCGACCTTGGTAGATAGGTTCTCGACTTTCTCCATGTCTTGACGTGTAGGACGTTTATCTGCTCCTAATAGAAGTCCAATGGCGCGTCCTATTGCACTCGTTACCGTATCTTCCACGAAGAACTTTTTCATGTTGACGTTATACGTAGCCACGTTACCGAATGCGTAGTCTGTAGCCGATGGATTAACGTCTTCGTACTCGCGAAAGATCTGGGCTTGAATAAGAACGAAGCCCTTTTCTGCGTTAAAGTCCACGATGTTCGTCTGGACTCTGGCTGTAGGGTGTGTGGCCCATAAACGGGCGATTCTGGCGGCAACGTCTTCGTAGTTATCGAGGAAGCTCATTACTTCACTTCCTTAGCTGCGTGACGCGCTATTGAACGCGCGCGAAGATAGCCGCGACGTTCACCTTCACGATAGCCGACTGAGTAGCTGATCGCTGCCCATAAGATTCCAGCGACGGCCATAAAGACCACGATAGATAGTTCATTCATTTACTTGCTCCCGATACTGGGAGCGACGTTCGCGCTCCCTATGTAAAGAGTGAAGCAAGAACGGCTTTAGGTCAAGATTCCCGCGTAGTTATCGGCGTGTCGACTGGCGTTTTTGGCTTGGACTTTAATCCATTACCTGCAAGAACTCCGCCGAGCGAACCAGTTAAGAAGATCGAAAGTGTCTTTAGTAGATCTATGAATGCGGCGTCGTTCGGAGCTTGATTACCTATCGGCTGAGTAACGAAGATAAGCGCGTAAGTGATGCCCAGCGTTACGATTAAGAAGACAGCGGCTAACGTTGCTCCGATTATAAGAATGAGCTGCGCGTGGACTTCTTCTGGACTACGGCGTCGCGTGTGTCTCATGTGATACGTCTCCAAGGACATCTTTAGTGCATGTTCCAGTAGGGACGCACTGTGGCGGCTTGCATTCTGGCTTCTCCCAGTTTTCGTATTCTTGGCATTCATAACGAATCCAGCCCTGATAACCACAAGCGGAAAGCCCAGCCGAAAGGACTAAGGCCAGACTTCCCGCGAGTAGTTTCCGAGTCACTTCCCCGATAACCCGAAAGCTGAGTCTTTAGGATTGAGCCAGCGTAGGATTACAGGCAGAACGGCGGCAAGGCCCGCCATGCCGATCGCCTTCGGTTCTGTAACTCCAGCCATGTAAACAGCTATGGACGCAGCTAAGAAGCTACGCGCCCAGCTTGCGAGTAATGCTTTTAAGTTTTCCATCTTTTTTCTCCTTAATCTTCGGCTTCGCTGCCGACTTAACAGGTACTTCGACGACTGGATAATCGCCAGCATAAGCCACGAACTTAGGACGTCCGAAGCCTACGATCTCTTTCCCGCTGAGGAATTCCCGCTCTTTAATCATTACCATGCCGCCGTTACGTTGGTCTCCAGTTCCCGAAGTATTACCTTCGATGGTAATTACCGTCTTGAACTTAACAGCTACGACTATTCCGATGTGGCTAATACGGTCGACTCCATCATGCGGAAAGTCCATGAATGCAAGATCGCCTATCTTAGGTTCTGCGACGATCCAGCGATTCACTTCTTTAAGTTTGTGCGCGCCCGCAGCTGTAGACACCATCGACGGAAGCTTTACGCCCGCTTCATGGAAGCACCAGTTAACGAAAGATCCGCACCAAGGTAGGCCATCGGCTTTAGTAAACTTTCCGTACTTCGTTAAGTTATCGCCTTCTTCGACCGTACCGACTTCCGCCAGTGCTACTTCTACGACCGCGGCAGCTGTGCCGTTAGGATAAATCGACATAATGTTCTCCATTCTCGCAAGTCCATCTCGCGTTTTCTTCGTTTAGAATTGCGTCCTCGTGGCATTGTGGCGAAATAAATGCGTCGCGAATCTCGTCGTAAGTAAATCCTATTCCTGCATAGTTTTTCCGTATGTTGCCGTTATAAGATGTGCGCTTGCAGACTTGTCCGCGATAATTGCCATACCATGTTTCGGGATCTAAACCATCGATTAGTTCTGTTTCATCTTTACCGCTAATAACTTCGGTAACGATACTGTTTTCATCTAAAAATGCGTAATGTGCCATTAGATTGTCACCGTACCTGTCCCAGCTGTAAATGAATAAATCTTATAACCGCCAGTCGTAGTCAGCGAGTAAGTCAATCCACCACCGATAGAAGTTAAATTAGCAAAAGTATCTGGATAGCGAATAATTACAATACCTGATCCACCATTACCGCCGCTAAAATTACCGCCACCGCCATAGCCATTAGCACCACCACCACCACCACCACCGCGATTAGCAGTGCCAGCAGTACCATTACCAAAATCCATTTGAGCAGTACCACGATAACCTGCTCCACCGCCACCTGATCCACCTGTACCTGCGACATTTCCACCGCCTACTGGGAAGTCTGCGCCACCGCCACCGCCTCCAGCATAAGTAACACTTGATGTCGTAATGCTTGATGCAGTACCAGCACCGCCGTTACCGTTACCAGTGCTATTTGCTGTGGCTCCGACTGCGCTTGCACCGCCACCACCACCACCACCTAAAGTAATTCCAGCTGTAGAACTAGAGTTTCCAGTACCACCTGCGTTACCTTGACCGCTTGTGCCTGATCCACCTAAATTAGTTTCATTGACAGCGCGACCTGCACCGCCACCACCTGATCCACCTGTAACTCCAGCAGGACTATTCCAAGATCCAGCAGCTCCGCCGCCTGTAGCTGTGAAAGTATCAAATACGCTGTTACTACCGCTCGAACCAGCTCCAGCTGCTCCTGCTCCACCTGCGCCTATAGTGATCGTAAAAGATTGCCCGCTTGATTTATTTACTGCGCTTGCAAGCAAACCACCTGCACCACCGCCGCCACCGGCAGCTGAATTGGTGGAACTGTTGCCACCGCCAGCTCCACCGCCTGCGACAACCAAATAATCAACAGAGCGTGGTGCAAGTCCTGCTTGAGCTGTAATTCCTAAAATTGGATTACGCATTAGGAAATTCCACCGATTACTGTCCATGAATTTGCGGCTAATTTAACAGCACTGGCCATCTTGTAACGAGCCAGAACTGGCGATCCAATAGTCGCGCCAGCAGATACGATCGTAGTAGTGGCTGGAGTTGTGGCTGTGATTGTTGTTACTCCTGCGCCTTTCATGTAAATGTTTAGCACTGTTCCAATGTCGAAATTAACGCTCGCATCTGTCGGAATGTTAAATGTGTTAGCCGAAGCATTATCCATCGTAACTAATGTATTTACACCGTCTCCGATGACCGCTGTGTAACTCGCTCCAGTTTGTGCGTTAATTGACAAAGAGCTGTCGTCCTGTGCGATCCATGTAAAGTCCATGTTGGTATTAGAGTTCTTGGAAAGTATCTGGCCAGTAGTACCGCCCAGAAGATCGCCCATAGACGTATCTATCGCGTTACCCAGCGTACGGATCGCAGCTGCGCCGTCTTTTACGAGACTGGTGTCGTCGGGTTCTTGCCAGCCGAAGAGTGGACTAGTTGCCATGTTTGCTCCTTTATGCGACTACTGTCGCGTTGTTCCAGATAAGTGTAGAAGATAAAGTATTCCAGCTCTCGCCGACACTCACGTTCTCCCACTTCATCGACTGCAAGCTGAAAGCCGTCGGACTTAGAGTAAGAGTTACGTCAAGTCGGTTTACGCCAGCCGAGAATCTCCAGCCTTCGACGAAGCCCTGAAAGCGTCCTAGCAAGATGTTCGGCGGAAGATTGTTTATGTCTAACGGTAGGCCAATAAACACGTTTAGAAGTGCGTCTCGATCTGAGTCGTCTATGTTGCTATTGGCCAGCGTATAAGTGATGGCTTGGAACTGGTCTTGCGGAAAGGCTCGAATCCCGAGATAGAAGTCGGCTTGGGATTGTGCGTCTGCGGCATTATGTAGGGTCGTCGGAATTGTGTGAGCTTGTTGCCCATAGATTCCGATGGACTGGGTACTACTAGCCGTTTTCTTGCCGCCATTATGGTATTCGACAGTTACGTTATTGCGAACGTCGGAGATTCTTTTAATGGTCGAGATTGAAGAAGTAAGAGCGTCTTGGGCTGAGATAACTGTATAGCCATTACTAGCAAGATACGCGCTGCGATGAGTTGCATCTGCATAACCGATTCGACCAGACGAATCTTCGTAGATGTAACCAAGTCCAGAATTAGCCAGAGAACTTACTAAAGAATACACGTCTGTAATGGAAGAAGAACGAGCTGCCAGTTCGTAATCGCCTGGCTTATCTATCTCGCCGAGACCTACGTTTTCCGCGTTAGCCCATGTCGTAGTCGCGTCATAAGCAGCCCAAGTTACAGCGGGAGCGACTTCGTTCCAGTTATTAAGAAGAAGATCCGAAAGAATGTGGTAGATCTGATCCCCATCGAATTGTTTAGATAGAACGCCATCTGTAAGGCTTACTGGAAGTTTAGATAAAGCTCCAAGAGCTGTTAAGCGGATAATTTGATTCGATTGCGTTCCGCTGCTATTGACGACCAAGACTTGAATGTCTGTAACGTCGCCACCGAATAAATTAACGAAAGTTCCCGTTGAGTCTTTAACTCTAATCAAGACGTTATCGTTCACGTCTATAGTAAGCGGAGCTTCGTTTAGATTAAGAATCTCTACAGAACAGTAACCCGCTCTAGGCTGCGAATAGATGTCCGTTCGCCCAGATGTAATCGTAACGTTCGTTAGCGTTAGATTAACGTATTCTGTTCCACCGTTTATCTGAACCGACCATTCGGGAGTCCAGACGCTCATTAGACGCTCACTAATGCGTTATAGCCACCGCCGCCGCGAGCAGCTGAACGGTTAAGAATGTCTACGATAGTTCTAGCCGTACCTTCTGCGTCTATCGCGCCGTTCACCGTAATGTTAAAGACGTTCGCCCCTGATCCGCTAAGACGATTATTCGGAGTAATCATTCCGCTAGTGTTAGGCGTGAACAGTTCTGGGCCACGCTCTCCGACTAGGTAAGAAGTACCGCCCGCGACTGGGCCGCCGTTAGCTTTAGCACCGCCTAACTTTCCGATGATAGTTCCCACGACTCCAGCCTGTCCTAAGAAGAGGCTCTTATTACTATTTACTAAATTAACGATGTTCGTCATCTGATTATAAGCCTGAGTTAAGAATCCGACTAGCTGCGAGAATCCCGTAATTAAAGTAGCGACTAAGTTACTTATGCCCATGAGTGCGAGCTTTAAGTTATTGCCGAGGATAGGCGCGAAGTATTTACTAATAAAGTCAAAGATGTTTTTAAGTAACTGCAAGAACGGAGCTAACTCTGTGGAGTTGTCCGCGACCGCTTTTTTAATGGTATTAAATGCGTAACTAAGACCTTCGAGAACTGGGCCGATTACTTTACCGATGGCTGGAATAACTGTGTCATAAAGGAAAGTCCACCAAGCGCGTAAGATTGGAAGTAAGTCGTCTCTTAAGACTCTAAAGATCTCGCCGAATGCTGGCCCTAAAGTTTTACCTAAAGTCTCTGCTACAGCTGTAATCGCTGGAATGCCTTTATCTACGAAGCTAGAAACTAACGGAGTGATAGCGTCAAGAATGTAAGAACCTACAGTCTCTTTAGCCTCATCGAATGCAACAGTAAGACGGGCCATCTTGCCTTGAAAGGTGTCGGCTTGGATCGAGGCTTGCTCGTCGAAAGTAGCAGACAGGGCGAGCATGGCAGCGTCGAAGTCTTTAGTCTTTAAGATCGTCTCGTCGATTGGAACGCCAAGCTTCTTTAGAGCTGCGAAGTTCCCGTCGTAAGCCTTGGCTAACGCTTCGGAAACCGCGGATAAACTTTTCCCAGTGCCCGCACTAACGTCTAGCGCGATCTGTTGAAGTCGCTGGGCTTCTGTAACGTCCTTAGTCGACCGAACTAGGCGATCAAGGCTCGGCCTGAGATCGTCGTCCGTCACGCCCGTAGCTAGAGACGTTTTAGTTATGTAGGCTTCTGTAGCCTTAATCTGAGCCGTAGTCGCTCCTGTAACGTTCTGTAATGTAGTCGCGAGCTTGGCCTGAGCTGCTTCATCTGCGATGGCAGACTTAACGCCGTCAATAAGTAACTTTCCAGCATAAGCCGCAGCTGCCGCGCCAGCTAGTGCGAACGCAGCTCCAGCCTTCTTAGCGAAGTCTCCGACTTTAGATCCGAATCCTTCGACTTCATCTTGCGCGCCTTTAACGCCCTTCTTTAATTCGTCGAAGTCGGCGTCGAAAGTAATCTTTATCTTCGGAATGCCCGCCATTACTTTAGCCTCAATTCGTTTGCTATCTGTTGCACCATAAGCGAATACTCGCGCGCTACTACTGGAACGTAGAAGTCTACAGCGGGAGCGATCCAGTAGCCTCGCTTGTTATAAGGTGTCTTAAAGCGATTCGTAAACACGCGACCGATAGAGTCGACGCCACCATGAGATCCGTATTCGGTTCCCCATAACAGCGCGCCCGCTGGCGCAGCTTGTCGCTTAACTTTATTACCTTTTCCACTTTTAGAAGCTTCTCCGCCATAAGGACGACCGACTTTTTTAGGGCCGCCGATGTCGACACGAACGAGACGATCGCGTGGAGTCTTAATCGTCTGAACTACTAACTTCGTTTGTGGAGCTGGAGCGGATAGGCCGCTCATCATTAACTGGCCCGCTAACCGTTGCGATAAAGGCTGCGCGCGATCTCTAACGAGCTGTTGATACTCGGCTGGGAATGAACCCAGTAAACCTAGAAGATTCTTAAACTCGTAAGGATCGACAGTAATGGCATAAGTGCCGCGGCCGCTTTTATCTGCCATTCTGCCTCTCCAGAATCTCTATTCCTGTAAGAACGTCTTCTGCCGTCTTCCACTCGCTCATCGG